TATTCTTGAAGGTATTCGCTTTTACGTCAGTTTCGCTTGCAGTTTTGCATTTGGCGAACTCAAGCTTATGGAAGGAAGTGCAAAAATCATCTCATTGATTGCTCGTGACGAAAGTCAGCACTTAGTCATTACTCAGAACATTCTAAACAAGTGGAAAGAGGGTGATGACCCAGATATGAAGAAAATCACACAAGAAGAGGAACAGTGGGTCTACAAGACCTTTGAGAAGGCAGTCAATCAAGAAAAACTTTGGGCAGAATATCTGTTCAAAAATGGTTCTATGATTGGACTTAATGATAAACTTCTTCAACAGTATGTTGAATGGATTGCAAATCGCAGAATGAAAGCAATTGGTCTAAAACCACTTTATGATATTTCTGCGAAGAATAACCCTCTTCCTTGGACAGAGCATTGGATTTCTTCTAAGGGTCTTCAAACCGCCAATCAAGAAACAGAAAATGAATCTTATATTGTCGGTGGAATTAAACACGATGTTACTGCCAATACTTTTAGTGATTTTAAACTTTGACAATTGTAAGAAACTGAAATATAATGTTATATAAATACTATTAGAGTTCAGTTTCTTACTTATGTATTATGTTTATGAATTAATAGACCCTAGAGTTAATCTTCCTTTTTATGTTGGAAAGGGAAAAAATGATAGGGTCTATTTTCATTTGTCTGAGAAATCAAGAGCAAAAAGTGATAATGAAAGAAAATTCAATAAGATACAAAAAATAAGAAAAGAAGGATATGAACCAGAAATCAAAATAGTAGAATATTTTGAGAATGAAAATGATGCCTATGTTTATGAAGAACAATTAATAAAAAAATATGGTAGATCTAGATATGATGAAAATGGAATACTAACTAACATTTGTGAAAGTTCTAGACCGCCAAAACATAAAGGACGTACATATCAAGAAATATATGGAGATAAATGGGAGGAACAAATAGAAAAGAGAAGAAATTTACAAATTAAATCGGGTGGGTATGGACCAAAAAAACACACTGAAGAAACTAAGAGAAAAATAAGTGAAAGAGTAGCAGGAAAAAATAATCCAAGTTATGGTGTTCCTTGTAGTGAAGAAAGAAAAAGAAAAATAAGTGATAAGGCAAAACAAAGATTTTCTGAAGGTTTTAAATCTTCATCGTCAAAAACTTTTATTTTAATTTCACCAGAAGGAGAAAGGTTTGAAGTTTTCGGTGAATTAAAAAAATTTTGCAAGTTACATAATATTTCGTATGCAACTATGTCTGCCGCAGTTAAATACACTAGAACTGGACCAAGAAGAAATGGATGGACTATAAATGAATCCTAAAATACTCAAAGACTATTCCAACTTTGATTGGGATAAAAAAGAAATGTTAGATGCCTATAAAGAAGCAGCAGAATCGGATAGATTTTTATTTGGAGACTTTGATTATTCTTATGTTTGGAAAGAATCAAATAGTAATGATGTTTATTAGAGTCCTTCGGGACTCTTTTTTTATAAATAAAATTATAAAGAACTAAGAAAGTAAAAATGTCTAGAATTACTGGATTTGATGCTGCAAATTTGATAGAGGCATATAATGCGGTTTATACTCCTCAGGAATTAACTGAGGAGCAAGTTTGGGAAGAAGTTGAAGCGTGGGTAAACTCACTTGTAGAAGAGGGACATGATTTGAGTGAGTATACATGGGAAGATATGTATGAAGCATATTTAAATGAAGGACCTTATGATGCAGCAACTGTAAGAAGAGCGCAACAGGCACAGAGTTCTAGAGATCAAGCATCTGCGGCCGCAAGTGCTAGACAATCTGCAGAAAGAAGATCCCAAGATGTCGCTCAATATAGAGCATCTATGGGATCATCTCCAACAGCATCAGCAAAACCAACATCAACTACTTTTCAAAATACTGGTGGATTTGGTAGATACCAATCGCCAGCAACTCAACAATATGGAAATCAATCCCGTTTTGCTGGTGCTCGTGATGCTGCATTTGCAAGAGCAAGACAAATTAAGGGATCTCCTGTAGTTGGTCCAAGATTAGTTGGTCCGGGATCTTCTTCAGCACCAGCAAGACCTTCTCCTGCACCCACAAGACCTGCTGCTCCTGCTGCTGCTCCTAGACCAACAACAACAGCAGCAGTGCCAAATGCCCCTGCTGCTCCTAGACCTTCTCTTACCTCTCAGAGAGCAGAACTTGAGCAAATGAGGAAAAGATCTCAGCAAAGAATTATGGCACAAGGAGGAACTCCAGCAACTCCTTTAGTTCAATCATTTGACCCATTTGATATTGTAATGGGATATTTGATTGATGAAGGTTATGCTGAAACTGAAGAAGCAGCAACAGTCATTATGGCAAATATGAGTGAAGAGTGGAGAGAAGAAATTCTTGAGGGAAGAGTTGCTAGTGAAACAATGAGTTCTGGTGAAAGAAGAAAAGAAAGAAATGATAGATATAGAGAAGAAAATCCAACTCTACCAAGTGGAAATCCTACAGGACCAAATGCTCAATTAATGAGACAAATGGCACACGCCAAAAAAAGAGGAATGAAGAAGAAAAAAGATTAAATTTATTTGTTTAATTATTCAGAGGGTCTAACCAACCCTCTTTTTTTATAAATAACTAAAAATGTAAGAAAGAAAAATGAAGTCTTTTAGTCAGTTTTTACAGGAATCATATTTGAGTGAAGAGGAGGCGCAGCAACTTAGAGTATTAAAAAGAGATAATAAATCCACATATAATTTTAGAAAAAACGTTGGAAATATGGGAGTATCTACAGATCCCACTCCACTTCCCGCAAATAAAAGACTTGCTTCTGCTGCTCCAGAAGCACCAAAAGTATCTCCTGGACAAATGGAGATTGATTTTAATGCTAGACCAAATAAAGGTGGAGCACTTGTAAAAACATCTTCAAGCACTCCTGCAACTAAAGCAGGTAAATTAGCAACAACATCTTCTACCAAACCAGCAACAACTCCACCAATTCAAGCAGTAGATGTAAGAGATATTACTAAAAAACCAAAGGCACTTCCTGCTGGTGGGCAGACAAGTGCTCCAAAAGCACCTACTTTAGGAAAAACTGTTAACCCAAAATCCTTAAGTGCAAGTGCAGGAAAACCCAGTTCCACTACAGGTAAATTTCCTTCTGGTTTAGGTAGAAATTTAGGTCGTGCTGCTTATGGACTTGAAGCAGGTTTAGAAACTTTAGATCAAAAATCCAGAGGTCGTAAAACTGGTTCTGCAATTGCAATGGGTGCAACAAAAGCAGCTGGTGGATGGGCCGGTGCTAAAGCAGGTGCTGCAGGCGGTGCTGCTTTGGGATCACTTGCTGGCCCTATAGGAACTGGAGTAGGTGCAGCACTTGGTGGTATTGGTGGATATGTAGCAGGCTCTAATCTTGCTGGAAAAGCATCTGAAACGGTTGCTGGAGCAACTGGAAAAGAAAAAGCAGCAATGGCAACTGCAAATCGTCAACGTCAAGCAGGAACTGCTATTAAAGGTATTGGTGGAAAAACAACCTTTGATACTAAAAAGAATACTATGACTACTGGGGTTGGTTCACAAAGAAAAACAGTTGGACTTGCTAAAACTGGTGTAGTTCAAAGAGGTGGACAATCAGTTGCAGGACATCTTGCATATAAAGGTGGTAAAGCAGTTTATAAGGCTGGACCAAGCGCCCAATCACTTGCTAAAACTTCTTCTAACCCATTAGAAAGAGTTGGTAGATCATTATTTGCAGGTGCTTATAAGAAATCTGATGCTGCCGCTGCTGCTAAAAAACTTTCTACTGCTAGACAATCTGATGTTGCTCGTAATAGAGCACTTGGAGTAAAAGCACTTCCAGGTAAGTGATTTTTATAAATACCTTTATATAAAGGTATTAAATTCATAACCATGTCTAGAATTTCGCAAGATTTTATCAACAGTGTTGGATACTTGTATGAGGAAATCAATACTCAACAAAACGATTTCTTAAATGAAGAATCGCAATATTATGATGCGGAAGCAGCAGAACTTGTAGAAGATATTCTTGCTACTATTTCAACTTCAATGATTTATGAGGGATATAGTGTTGAAAGTATTATTGGATTTCTTGCAGATTCTTCAGAACAAGATATTATTGAAAAATATCTAAGTTTTGATGAAACTATCCTTGCAGAAAGTGTTGTTGATGAAGAATATATTGAAGAGCGATTTCAACAATTAAATGAAATTATTGGTGCTGCTCTTAGAATTGCTGGGGCAGGTCTTAAAGCAGCAAAATATGCTAAAGGAGCAAAAGGTCTTGCTCCCTTAACTAGACTTGGTTCTGGTCTACAAGGCGCTGGAAAAGCAGCATCTAGAGTTGCTCAGCAAGGAACAAAAGCAAGTGCTGTTGTAAGACCAGCACTATCGAAAGGAGTTCAAAAAGTAAAAGACATTGCTCAAGGGGCAAAAAAAGCACTTCCAGGAATCGCTAAAGGTGCTGGAATGTTTGGATTAGGTGCTGCTGGTGGTTATGTTGGGGCAAAAATGGGAGGTGCTGGATCTGAATCAAAATCTACAGGATCTCAAAGACCACCTGCCTCAGCAGATGCTCCAGCAGCGCCTTCTACACCAGGATCTAGAACACCTTCTACACCAGGATCTAGAACACCTTCTAAACCCACATCAAAAGATACTGCACGTCCAGGAGAAACTCCAATGCAGCAGTGGGCAAGATTACATCCCGATCTTGCTGCCAAAGTAAAACCAGGACAATCTGGATATGAAGAAATCTCTAAAACAAGAGTGAAACCAGGTCCTTATGAGAAAAAAGATCAAACTCCAACTCAAGGTCCATCAACTGCACAAATTGATACAGCGGACGTAGATGCTGCCATGAAAGCAGAACAAGAAAGACAAAAGAAAAGATTAGAATCTCAAAAAACGCCCAATATGACTGCTAAAGAATCCTATGAACCTTATGATATTGTTTTAAATTACTTACTCTCTGAAGGTCACGCAGATACCTTAGATGAAGCAAATTATATTATGTTGGAAATGGATGAGAATGCAATTTGCACAATTGTTGAAGAGTATGAAGATTATTTACTTGCTGAAGAGATTCAAGAATGGGTCAATAGTCTTTTAGATGAAGGATACGATCTTTCAGAGTATACTTGGGATGATATGGTTGAGTATTATGTGACTGAAGCAAGAGTCGATGCTGGCAAAACCGATGATGAAAAGAGGGAAGCAAGAAAAGGAAGAGGAAATTCATCCTTCATGAATATTCTTAGTAGAAGAATGAAGAAGAGTAGAGGTAAAAAACCACTCGACGAACCTGGTAAGAATAGATATTCTGCAATGCAGCATGATAAAAAGCAAGCACAAAGAGAAAGAGATGCTGATGAACAAAGAAGCAGAGATAGAGGTGGGATGAGTAGAGGAACTTGGGATAAGGATTGATTGAATTATAACATCTTCAAAGGGGGCTTGACAAGTCCCCTTTTTTATTGCTAGACTAGGTTTGTCTCCGTTGAAGATAAGTTATATTTAATAATACTTAGAGCTCTTAAGGGCAGCGCCATAAATTCTTTCAGATTCACTCATATAAAAAGTTCCACCGATATTTGTATTATAATACTCTTCACTCATTAATACATTACGATTAAACTGTTCATAAGTTTCATAATAACTCATAGATTTCTTATGAGGACATAGGTAAAGAATTTCACGAAGAAAATGTTCTCCACCTAATTTCTTTACATCTTCATTGAGTTCATCACAAGAACCAAAGTAATCTTTCCAATCACTTTCTAACGTTTTTCGTCTTCCAGTTTTTCTATCCTTTTGTCTTGTCCAAAAATGTTTTTTACCAATGTATTTCTTGTTATTCGTAAGATTCGTAATTATATAAACAAATCCTTCCATTCCTTTGGGAACATCGGTAAAGACCTCTCCATTATATTGCCAATTCATAAGCATTCTTTATTTACCTATTTAGATTTGTCATCGAAGAATAAAAATGCTAGACTTGAGGAAACTGACAATTTTCTAAATACTATGACCACTCTTGAAAGAACTCTTCGCAATTCGCATGACTGGGCAATTGATCGAATTCATGAATTGTCTGAATATGATATTGAAGCAGCACATGCAATTCAAACGGAGTTTAGTGAATGGTTGAATCCAGATATTCCAGAACACGATATTTTTTCACTTGAATACATAGGAGATTAAAATGATCGGACCAAAAAAGAAACCACAAGATTTTGGGTTTAAACAAGGAGATACTCACATTATTGTTAATGATATTACGGAAAGGGCAAAAGCGTATGACTTTTCTGGAAAACTTTTATGGGAACTTCCTGCATTGGCAAGAGGTCAAGGAAGTGACTTTGAGTTTAAATTAAACAATACAGACACTCCACCAGGTCTTTATAAGATTGGAACAATTTATAAAGATTATGAGAAAGATTCAACACCATCATACTCAAGAGATGTAATGGCATTTGGATGGTATAGTTTTGATCTTGTTGAATTGGAAGGACAAGAAGCAAAGCATGGTCGTGCTGGAATTATGGTGCATGGTGGTGGATCTGCATGTGGTTGGCCTGGTGCTTGGCAACCGATGCAAAAATTATATTCAACTCATGGATGTGTAAGAATGCACAATCAACATCTTAAGGATCACATTTTGCCTTTGACTAAAAAGGGAACAGTTTATGTTTCTGTATTTCAGGAAGGATGATGAAAATCCCAAACTTTGGAATTAAGTTAATTAAAGAATTTGAGGGATGTCATCTAAAGGCATATCCAGATCCTTTAACTGGTGGAAAACCAATTACAATTGGTTGGGGAAGCACTCGTGACTTTGATTATACTCCTTTCAAAAGAGATCGAGTCATTACTCAAGAGTATGCTGATCGTTTATTGGAACATGATATACTCAACCGTTTTCTTCCAAAATTAACTAAGATTCCTTATTGGAGTGAGATGAATGAAAAACAACAGGGAGCATTGCTTTCTTTCAGTTATAATCTTGGGTCTGATTTTTATGGTGCTTCTGGATTCAATACGATCTCCAGAAAGTTAAGAGAAAAAGACTGGAAGGGCATTCCTGCGACTTTAGAAATGTATCGCAATCCTGGAACAAAAGTAGAAGCAGGATTACGAAGAAGAAGAATTGCAGAAGGAAAACTCTGGATGTCTTAATCTTCTACTTTAGTTCTTAATGCAATTACTGTAGTTAATATTGTTAAAAGTGTTTCATATCCTCTTCTTTCAGATTCTTTGCAATCTAAAGGAGGAGGATTTTTTAATTCTCCTTTTACATTTGCTCGATTGATTGTTCCCGGAATCATAAAGTTGCAGGAAATAAAATTAACACCAACAAATCCAACTACAGAGAAGCAAACAATGAAAATAAGTTTTGTGAGATTAAATTTCATTTTTTTCCTGCTGATGTATCCAGGTCTTTAACTCACTGACATATTTTCTTAAGGTTTCTGCTTGCAATAAATGCCAGGTGTCTTCTGTTTTAAGATGTAAATTAATATGAATGTCTATCGCATCAAGACACTTTTTAATTACTGGATTC